AAGATCTACATAGGATTTTTTCTCTTGAGGTGTAGATTCACCTTTTGCAGCATCTAACAGCTTATTAAGTGAGTTACTTGATTTTAGACTATCTAATGTCATATTATTTCTCCGTATGTTATCGTATGTTTATTTTTATGTATTTTACAATACATAGTTATTTATAATACTAGGTATTGCAAACAATGTCAAGGTTTTTATAGGTAACACTTCGCACATTTTCGCAAATCATTGGACTAGCATCTTCCTGTACAACCCAATAAAATTGTGTCTCTGGGAAGTCCTTAAATGTTTGAATTAATTGTGTGGTCCAATTATCAGTATTAAATCCTCTTGAATTTTCAGATAGATAATTATCTGTTCCTTTATAAATGTTATTGATTGGCTCATCATATTCACTTAGGTCAAATCCTAACATGTATATTTCTTTAGCACCTTGTTTACATGATAGATACATGGCAGTTGCACCTGCACACCATTCTCTAGGATAATCTATTAAATTAACTTTGTCTTTTTGTTCTAACCATGTAATATACAAACCAACATTATTATAACATTTTGCTCTTAAATCATCTTTGTCTAAATGTGGAAACTGAGTAAGCATCTCTTGATAATTTTTTTCTGCAGTCTCTCTTTCTTTTCCTTGAATGACACAAGACTTATTATCATTTCTTTTAGTTTCATGTATGTCGGTTGGTAAATAATTCATTTTTAAAAACTCTGGGTCAAATTCCTCTACCACAGACCAATCAGCAAAATAACAATCATGTTCTATTGCATAACCAGATTCGTATATCTCTTGTTGTATGCCATAATCTATAGCAACAAGATTATCTACTTTACAATCTCTATAGGCGGCATTACATCCCCATGTTGTAACTCCTGTATATGACTTGGTTGTATCCCAGACCTTTCTAGATTCACCATTACCATAAATTAAAGAAATCATGATGACTTAATGTTTGTTACCTTACTAGAATTAAATCTAGATTTTATATCTTCTTTTGCTTCTTTTAAGTTTAAAAATTTAGATGCATATACAAAAGTATCATTACCATCTAACACTAGTTTATATTTTTTATATTGTGTTTGTTCTACCATATTTTTGCCTCTATGTGTCTTTCATAAATTATTAAATACCATTCTGTGAAAAAGTGATAGTTTATAATACCAGCAAGTAGTATTAGTGAACCTATCATGTTTACCACTATCAATGACCAATCTTTCCATATCCAACCAACTATCAACCAACCTGTAACACCTACAAATTGAAAATACATGTTGAAAGGATACAGGTCTAATGCTGTTGCTGCGGCACCCATAATTAGTACCACACTTGAAAACCATTTTATATACCAATCTATTCCGTCTGGTCTATCCATTTATTTAAATCTTTCATTGTTACAAATTCTAAATTACTTATACCTTGAAATTTGTCCTTATGTTCTTCTTGTGATACCCAATAAAAATTTACATTCTTAAATTTTCTCATAACAGTTTTCATCTGATTCTGCCATGTAGTAGAATCAAATCCTAATTTGTAATCATCTAATAAGTACACATTACTGTGAGGTTTGTTTTCTATTGATAAATCAAATCCTAGTAAAAATATTTCATCAACATAATATTTTTGCGAACAGGCAAGATACATGGCTGTACTACCAGAACTATGACCTGTAAACTCTTCTATATTATGGACCTTATCTTCTTTATCTAACCATGTGATATATAGTCCTGTATTTCTCATGCATTTATGTTTTAATTGTTTTACTTCATCCTTACTCATTTCATCATCAACTAAATCAATAAATTTACTTATTGCTGTATTAGGATTTTTTCCTCTCACCACACATCTACATTTACTACCCTTGTCATTTTCAAATATTTCATCTTCTTCAAAACCTAATTTTAATAATTCTAAATGTCTACTACCAAATGCAGGCTTTTCAATAAACTTTTTAGGTAATTCATTCCAATCTAAAAACCAACATGTATTTTCTTTTGCATAACCACTTTGATATATTTCTTGTTGTGCAAGATAATCAACTGCAACAAGATTATCTACTTTTGTTTCATGATGTATCTTATTACAACCCCAAGTGATTATGTTTTTAAATTTTCTAGTAACATCAAACTCTAATCTAGATTTACCATTTCCATAGATTAATACTTTACTCATAATTATTTTTCACATCTTCGTAAGTCATAATATCCTTACCCATTTTAGTTTGGTAATCATGTAATTTAAGTCTTGCTTCTAATCTCATGCAAATAAATCTTCTAGGATATTTTGATTCTTTTCTATCTGTTATATAATGCCAACTCACTGGTGTGTTTGGAAACAATACTATTTTGTTTGCTCCATACTCAAATATCTTTTCTTCTTTTGTTTTAGGATTATGTAATGTCAAATGACCACCATCATCTTTTTCATCCTCATGTTTAAAATACCACAAACCTGTAACCAACTTATTACCATTATCAATATGTAATTTTCTCATTTGATATGCTTCGTTTGGTGGATTCTCTGAAAATAAATTCGAACATATACCTGTAAGTTTTTCATAAACAAGTTTAGGATAAACTGTTTCAAATATATCTTTACTTCTAGATAATATACCTAAACTAATATCATTTAGTATAGTGTTAATTTTGTCATCTTCAATTACTATGTTTGACCTATTTTTACATTTGTTCCATTCTTTTTTGTTATCATCTGTATCCCATTTGTCTTTTACAATATTGTAAAAATCTTCTGGTAATATACCAGTAAAATGTGGCCAAGGCTTTTCATGATATTTTAACACGACATCAGTTCTCTTAATACAAATTTAAATTTAGTTTTATCAAAAGTCAAAAAACTTTTATAATCATTTATAAGTTTGTAAACATCTTTCCATACATAATCATCCTTTAATTTTGTGTTCCATGTTTTACTATAATTTAAAATACTATCTAATATAACCATACTTTCTAACGACACTCTTTTACCGAGATACTCTTTTAATAGTTTAGGATGTTGATGTTCAGAAACTGCAATAAGTTTTGAATCTAGTATTGGCTCTATCTCAGATTTGAAAGTGTAATTTAAACTCTGTATTCTTTTTTTCCATTCTGTATAATTGTCTTCGTGGAACTTACCAACCCAACCTTTAGAATATTTTAAAAAGTTAGCAAGTAAATAATCCTGTATGTCATCTTTACTTTTATACTTTCTGGTTAATTTGACAAAAAAAATCCTATCATTCCTTTTATAGAATGAATCTCTTGACACTTTTGATTTACCACCATATTTTATGAAGTCATAATCACCCTTGTCAAAATGTGCTTTCATCGCACAATACATTAAGTATGCGTCTATTGGTTGCATTATAAAGGTAGTTTTGCTGATTTAGGTAAATAATTTAAATCTCTTGCGTTAGCTTCTATTTTTTCTTTTAAACTTTTAGTTATTAACTTTGCAACAGACACAGGTTCAATACCCATTTTCTCACAATAAATTGATATTGCATCAAGATGTGTACATCTTTTATCAAATGCAATCTTTTCTATTTCTAATGAAAATGTTTTAGGGGTGTGAACTGTATTTTCTGTCATAGTGTAGCATTATATAGGGTCTCACGGTAAATGTCAAGAAGCTTCAAGTTTTTCGTACCACTTCTTAGCTTCCTCATCAAAGTCATCAAGTCTTACATAACTTGATTCTCTAGGATGACCTACCATATTAACATCAACATCTTCCTCAATGCCGTCTAAGAAGTTACTTAATCCTATTCGTTCAATCATTTCTCCGCATCTTTCATGTTCCAAAGCATTATCTGCCCAGAAGTCTATTGTCTTTTCTGCAAGTTCTACTAGATATTCCCAATCTTCCTCTGTTTCTAATTTAACAAATGGTTTTATGACTGTGCCCATAAGGTCACCAATCTTCAATGTTCTTTTACCACCCATTAATATTGTTGCACCTTTGTCATCACCTGGGTGTAATGCTTTTGGAACGACATTTAGACAATGCATACATCTTACACATGACTTGTTGTCTACATGTATTGCATCATCATCACCAATAGAAAGAGAATTAGTAGGGCATCTAGTGATGATATTATCAATCGCATATTTTCTTCCCTTTTCGTTTATAAATTTTTTCCATTCTTCTTGGTTTACTTTCATGTCATCACGCCATGTTCCTATGATAGACATATCTGCCCTTTCAATACTGTTCATACAATCGTTAGGACATCCTGAAACTTTAAATTTAAACTTGTATGGTAAAGCAGGTCTATGTACATCATCTGTAAAGTTATTAACTAAAAGTCTGTGCGCCTTATGTTCGTTTATGTTCGACATTTCACAGCGGCCTGCACCAACACATGACATAGCAGTTCTAACACATGGCCCTGCTCCACCCAAGTCAAATCCATAGTCATTTATTTCATCAAAAAAATGTTGTGTGTTCTCTGTGGTTGAACCGATAAACATTATGTTACCTGTCTGACCATGAAAAGTCACAAGGCCTGAACCATATTTTTCCCATGAATCTGCTAACTGTCTAAGTGAATCTGTTGTGTAATAATTGCCAGCAGGTGGTTGTACCCTAAGTGTATGAAACTCTTTTGATTCTGGGAACTGATTACCTACCTCTGAGAATCTAGGTATAATACCACCACCATATCCATAAACTGATACTGTGCCACCTTTCCAATAACCTTTTCTTGTTTCATAAGAATGTTCTAACTGACCTAACAGGTCATTAGTC